ATACTTATTATATTTTTTAACTGGCAATCTATCTATAATCTTTACCCCAGAGTTTGAACTTGCAGACCTAGAAATACTTAAACTTTTATCTCCAGAAAATGAATCTGTAGAAACACTAGATATAGTCGTTCCTGATCCATGTAGTTCCCATCCTGTCGTCCCATCCTCAAAGGATGGGTTGAAAATTAAATTTCTTGGGCTGGAGCATGGGCCAAACACCACAGATGGTATAAGTGTAGTATTTATTATGTCATCAAACCTAAAGTCTTCATCTAGTGAAACAGATACAGGATCTCTATCATCTAAATAAAGATCTATCTTTCTGTTTAAATATGAAATGGCAACATAGTGTTGTTTTTCCCAGTCTACTACCTGTATGCTTGCACTCTTCCCGCCTGATTCTATAAATATTCTATCTCTTTCAATGTAGCAGTTTAGGAATGTTCCTATCTTCAAAAGTGTATGTCTGTAGGATGGCGGCTGTTCTATAGCAAACCACATTTCAATGGTCGCGTCTTTATTCTCTGTGCCAGATATAAACAATTTATAGTTGTTATTCAAATTCGGGGAAACTTGCTCAGTCAGTTTTACACAACTATCTGTACCAAATATTATGGGCTTAATATTTTTATGATCGTACTCAAATATATTTATATTATTGGTGGATACCCTATCTTCTATTTGATATACGCTACCCTCATAGAACTGAACGCCATCTACTAAAATTTCATCACCGATAGATCCTGAACCACTAGTAGCAATACCCCAAGATACAAAGTAGTCGTTATCGTTAGGCGTAAATATTAAGTCGGTATGGTATATGGTTGTCCATGAGTCACTAGATAGTTGAAATTCATTAGAGTATCTTACTGCCTCTGACAATGTAGATCCGCTTTGGGTAGTAAAATATTCAATTCTTATTGAAGCATTTCTGGTTCCCTGCGCCCTTTTTACTCTAGCAAGCATCGTATATCTTTTACCAGGAGTTACTTGAATGCGAGATCCAGAAGAAATTCTAACCTCTCCGTGCTGACTTGCTGAATTTGCTGTCAGTTTTAATGATGCAGATCCAACATATGAGTCAGAGGTAACTCTTGATATTGAAGTATTAGAGTCTACCGCAGACCAGCCAGAAGTAGAAGTTTCTATAGAATACTGATTCTGTGTTAATAGGTTCTCTACGCCAAAATCTGGGGATTCCCAATATCCTAATGGCTTATCTGCTAGAACTAATTGAGAGTAGGACATATGTTAATTATATCTTATTTGCTGGATAATCCTGTGTTTTCTAAGACACCTAGGTTTTTAAAAAATCTTTCTGAGTCGAATCTTTGGTTATCCTTAGAAAAAATTCTACCAATTTGCAAGGCTAGTTCCTCATATATTCTTATATCTAAATGATTTTTTAGATTTTTTAGTACATCTGATACTTCAATATATACAGATCTCATAAAAACTGGATCTATTCCTGGTGGCCTTTTTATTATTTTTTCAGACATTTTACCAGATGGCTCATATAAAGTTACTTTTAGAAAATTCTTTGCGAATCCCCAATCTAAATATGAATCATATACTCTTACTGCATCTATTGCGTTATCATAAGATATTATAGATCTAGGAGGGTTTTCTCCATCCCTTGAAATAGATATTATATAATGGCTTACGCTTCTTTCTTGAACACCATTTATATATTCTTTTAATATTCTTTCATTCTCTGGGTTAAGTTGTCCCCATTCATCTCGTATATTAATATTCATTAAATATCTTTTTTCTTATATGCCTGAACATGCTCTGGATTAAATGGATCGTATCCATCTACAAATATGAACGCTGTAGATATGTATTTATATCCAGACTTTACTGGATGTGATTGATGTAAGTATGGATGGGTGGAGGGGAATATCAGCGCTGATCCGGCCTTTGGTTTAATCCAGAAGTCCAGGTTGGGATCATCTAAATCAGTACCTGGCCTATTCTTTCCTTCTCTATCGATCATAAAGGAAATCTCTCCACCTTCATGATCTTCATTAAAATATAAAACTATAGAATACAGAAGATTCATATCTCCATCTTGAGTGTCATGATGCACACCTAGCCCACCTCCTGGCGGATACTTGCACATGTCTAAAGATGGAGAAACATTTGGTTCAATATCTAGACCCTTATCTATTACAAACTGCTTGGCTATTCTTTCTATTGTACCTCTCATATTTTCTATTATTTCTTTTGCCAGCAAGCGGTTATCTCCAGTAGAGGAATCTCTTTTGTCAAAAAATAGATCCTTTCTTTCTCTATGGCATGAGTCCTGCTTCCACATTGAAATAGATTGATGAATTTGCTCATCTCCGTTTATTCTTTCTAAATCATCTATGACCTTCTGTGGATCTTCAATTACATTAGTGTAATAGAAAATATTATCATAATAAATTTTTTCTAAATTCACTTACCCCAACTCCTCTATTTTATATTTTTCACCGTTTTCAGAAATTTTATAGCCTTCTTCTAAAAGAGTTTGCCATTCTTTTTTTTGAACACTCTGCTTTTCTCTAATACTCTTCATCTCTTCTTGCCATTGTTTTTTTAGTTCCTCTGGGTATGCAATTTCATCCCTATCGTCCCAAAATGATCCTATGGTATATCTAGTACCACTTTTTATTAAAGTAACCTCATGGATGTTTTTGAATCCTCCTGAAAAACAGGCAAGCATTCCTTTCTTGGGATATATCTCTATATCTTTATTTGTAAACTTTAAGGTTCCACCTACAAAATCGTCATTCAGATACAAGAACGCTGCGTATCTACTTCTTTCAAATGGGCTTGGATTTCCTTCAAGGTCGGTATTATCTGAGTGTGGTCTAGCGTATGCACCTGGCTCCCACTTTTGACTATGAAATCCAATCTTGAATATTGAACTTTTATCTAATCCGTGAATAGATGCTACACACTCAATAAATCTATCTTCAAGTTCCGAAAAGAAATTATTTTTTAAACCAAATTCTTCTATCTCTTCATCAGTATCTCTTGGAGTTACAGAAGAATATGACTCATAAAAAGATATTGGCGTCCATTCAAGTTTTCCGTTTTTTGCTTGCTTATCTAGAATTTTTATTACTTTGTCGCATTCTTCTTCTGTAATAAAATCTTCAAATACAAGTATGTCCTCTGTAATCTTTTTTTCTATCATGGTTGCCTCCTTCCAGTATGTTTTTTTATTGTCCAAAAAAATGGGACGGTATATCTAATTCCTGATTTTATTTCGCCAACTCCATGAATATAGTTCATGTCTCCTGGAAAGAAATATGCAGATCCAGACTTTGGCTTGAACTGAATTCCTTGGTTTGGAAAATACAATTCTCCGCCCTCGTAATCATCATTAATATAGAAAAGCCCTGCAATATCATACCATGGGAAGTCATTTGGTTGGCCTGCATCTGGACCAGAATGTAATTCTTTATCCGCGTGCGGCATTTGAAATTGACCAGGAAGCCATCTTACCATGGCAGGGCTAGTCGGAGCGGCATCTACTGAGAAATATGAATCTACTTCAATCTTAAGCCTAGCGACCATACCTTCAATAGTATCTATTATTGATGCGTCTATTTTAGATATATTTGGATATGTAATTACCCTATCTGCCCAGTAATCAGAATCATAGATTACTGTACCATTTTCATTATAGTGTGTTTCTGTAACATCCCAAATTTTATTGTTTCTAATAAAATTATTTAATTTATTTAGTTCATCTTCTCTGATAAAGTTATCCAGAGAAACAATATTTTCTGGCGAATTTCCAAAAAATCCTGATGGGGTTATAGATTGTGGATGCATTACAAGTACTTTCTTCTAGACCAAACTTCGTTCAAGTACACTCCGCCATTAGGGACTCGAAATTTGGTGAGATTTACCATATTATCATTAAACATCACTAGTTCATCAGGATATTCATATTCTTTTTCCCAATCGTCCCTCTTGAATGGAAGTAGTTGCAGATATGGAGTTCCTTGTGGAATAGTTCCTTCCCAGCCATCTTTAATAAAAAATGGAACTGTGCCTGATAAATTAACTTTATCATTATCTACGATTCCTGTAGTGTTCAAGAACGGGAGATCAAATCTATTAAATGGTTGTGACCACAACACACTATATCCGTCTGGAGTTTTAATTCCCCAATCGGGCCACCAAGCAAAATGCTCTTTTCTGTACCCGTCTGGCTGCATGAAATCAGGCATCTCACTACGCTTTTGAACAAACTCCGCGTACCTGGGGTGTATTTTAACATCTAAAACATTATTAGAGTAATAAAACGTTATGTCACATGGAGTCTCTAATACATATCCAGTTCCAAGAATGTCGTAAATGGCGGGGCAAGATTTCCATGCTGGAACTTTGCCTCCGTCTTGACCAATTATTTCTACTCCATCATTATTTTTTAAGTATCTACTAGCATTTCTATACCACTCAGGAATATTTTTTATAGCAGGAGAAGGCTTTGTTTTAGTGCTTTTATTAAGCCATGGCCTATTTGCGATAAATTTAATTTTCATTTGTAATCCTAATCAATATTTTTTTTGCCTCATGTTCTCCATAGGTGTTTCCGTTATGATCTACTGCATTACGATAAAAATGAGTCCATTCACCTTTAGAATTAAGTTCCTGAGATGCTTCCCCTCTTTTCTGTATTCTTTTGTTCCACTCTTGATCAGACATAAAGTTAGGAACTTTATCAATTAGAGAAACTTCTAAATCATTTAATTGCTTTAAAGATATAGGAAGAATTGAGGCAACTATTGTTCCTGCTGGAATTGTTATTAGTTCATTTGGCTTGGTCACCATCAATGCAATAGGGAGTGGCCCTATAATTGCTGAAGTACTTATAATTGTACTAATACATTGAATGCCTTCTAAAAATACGTTTGGCGGTGGCATTGTAAGTATAGAAATATTTTTTTCTGGAGAGAAAAAAAGTCCAGTATCTAGGCTCACCGTTCTATTTCCTCTTTTAGAGTGTGCAAAGTTATCGCCATTTATTATTTTTATGTGCTGTTCTGAAGAACTATTAACGCCGTCCCATATAAAAGATAAGTCCTCTTTAAGTGAAATACCAAGTCCTGCTCTATTGGCTAGAGACATTGGAAAGCAATGATAGGCATGTCTGTCGAATGTAATGTCCATCCAGTCTCTATTCATTGGAAGTTGGTCCAGCACCACTATAGAGTTAGGATCTTTATAAACATTAATATTCATTACGAACCAGTTTCTTGGTAAAATTCTGGTCGATGATATTTATCTGAATAATCAAGCATGGTAACTATAGAATACTTTGTTCCTGACTTTACTGGCATAGCAGTATGTGGATACATAAAGTTTGATGGGAATACAAACAAGTCTCCCGCCCGTGGCTTTACAGTAAGTTCTTGAATACTAAAACTTAATTCTCCACCCTCATAATTATCATTTGGATATCCTACTAAAGAGACTACACAATTATAGGAAAATCCATGATCGTGATGCTCTCTAAAGTGCTGCCCTGGACCGTACTTTACAAAGTTCATCGCCTCCCAGTATCTCAATTCTCCTATATTGAAATACTTACAGTATGCTTGGGCTGCTGGAAAGGCTCTTCTATAAACTGAGTCCCATAGTTTTTTTAGAACAGTTCCTGACAGAGACTTATCGTTTTCAATATCACTTCTTTTATATTTAAAGTCAAAGCAGTCCCTGTAGTCGGGTACCTTCATTCCATATCCAACCATTGCTTCCATAAAATCATATTGATTAGATTTATCTTGAATAACATCTTCAAGCATATCTATAGATTTAGTAGGAATAAGATCTCTAAATACGAAAATACCTGGCCCAAGTTCCTCTACTGACGACCAAGTTTGTTCTTCTATAGTACAGAAGTTTTCTATTTTTTTTGCTATATCTTCAATGCTATTCACTAATATACCAACCTTTGATCTTGTTCTCTATAAGGATAATATCGTAGATTGCCACGGGAGTTATAATCAGTCATCACTACTACTGAGTATTTTGTGCCAGATATCATTGGCTTAGAGGCATGTTCATATATGAATGTTGACGGAAACATTACAACATCCCCTTGTTTTGGCTTAATTGTTAAATCAAATCTCGGGAAATAAAGTTCTCCGCCCTCGTAATCATCATTTAAATATGCAACAATTGAAACTGTAGTAACATATGCTGGACCATGATCAGCATGAATATTAAAGTGGTGTCCAGGGCTTTCATATTTAACAAAGTTAAATACTTCAAAGTAGTTTACGCCTACGCCCCAATATGCTCCATAATCTTGTGAGCATTGGTAGATACTTCTGAATACTGACTCATGCATATCGTAAAAGATATGATTATTTTCATCTCTATCTCCCAGATTATTTTGACCAATTTTAAAGTCTAGGCAATATCTTGCCTCTAATAGAGGTTCATTTGACTCTGTTACAATGGCTGGCTGCCAATTGTACTTCATTGACGTACCTAGATTTTTTTCTAAAGTGTTTATCGCATAAGAGCATGTATCTTTTGGTATGGCCTGGTTATATACATTAATTCCTAGGGCTGGGTTAGTTACTAAAATATTACCCAGATTTTTTTCTGGCATTCTGTAGGCATGAGTTTCTTCCCGATTTTTATTAAGCCAATCGTTCATAAGTTTCTTTCTTATAATTATTCAAAGTAGCCGATGGTGCCTTGTACGACATAGAAATTATTTGGGCTACTCACTATATTGTACATTATTGAATAGACCTCTTCAAGTTCTATGTTATTAATTTCTACAAATTCTGATTTTTCATAATTAAACAACTTATATGTTTTGTCTATTTCAGTAGGTTTTTTAAATGAAACTACTCCTTCATTCTCTACTAAAATATTTAGATTATCAGGGTATACTTCTCCGTCGATATATACAAAATTTTGAGTTTCGGAGTAGGAAGAAATACTACTTATTTCAGTATTTACCTGATCTCCAATATTTATATTGTTAGTACCCAATCCATCTATATTTACTGAAACTAGATAATCATTTTCAGTCAAATACTTAGCCTCTAAGTATCCATAATCAGATGTAAGAATCATTACTTTAGAATCATCTCTTAATTGATTAGATGGCGCTGTCTTAGACGGTGGTGGTGGTGGGAATGATGGGAAAAATGGTGGAAAGAATGGGAAGAACGGTGGGAAGAATGGAAAAAATGGCGGGAAGAATGGAAAGAATGGTGGGAAGAATGGAAAGAATGGAAAGAATGGTGGAAAGAATGGTGGGGGTGCTGATGTTGTAGCGCTTGCCGTACCAGACCTAATGCCTCCTGCACCAATAGCATTAACTGTTATAGTATATGCAGTACTTCCAGTAAGACCAGTAACATTAACTGTAGCACCACTAAAAGAAACAGTTCCTCCTGCTGGAGAAGTGCTTCCTGTATATTGCCATCTTGCATCATAATTACTAATATTAAATGTTAAAGTATTAAACGTGGTGGCTGTATTAGAAAATACAGGAATTGGTGGAGCCATTGGTTTATGAATTCCTGGAATTCTACCATGTCCAGAAAATTTTGAAACAAATGCCATTATGCAAACCTTGCTAGACTTCCAAGTACCACAAATGTATTATTCGCTGTCTTTAAAATGGTAAAAGTATAAATATCTATGCTACTGGCATTACCCGCCGCTGGAACTAAGCCATCTGCCCATCTAGGAGTAATACCTACTCCATCTATCTGGAAAGCGGTTGCTCTAAATGGAGTAGCACCATTTGTTACCAATATTGTTGCTGTAATAACTTGATTATTTGCCATATGGCTATTTAGAAGTACTCCTGCATCTCCTCTAAAATTAAATGTCCAGTTTGCAGTAGCATTGCCAGTATAATAATGAATTCCTGATGTTACTAAATCAATATTTGCAGTAGAAGGTATAGCAGAGGCAATTACATTAGAATTTTCTAAAACCTCGTTAGTAACTAGTGTTGCTCCAGCACTTACTGTTCCTGTAAAAGTAGGATTTGCTAGAGTTGCATATGTTGATTGTGCTGTTGAAGATTTTAGATAACCTTGATTCACCACAAACACGGTGTTTGCAATTTGGGTAGTGCTGGTATCTATTGGAGCGGTAGGTGCAGTAGGAACTCCAGTAAATGCTGGGGAATCTGCACTAATTTTTGAATCTACCTGTTCTGATAAATCTGCAATAGTTTCACTTAACAATGTTGTAGTAGTTGTAATGTTCCTAATATCAACATCATCTAACCTAATTCTATTAATAGGCATTTTATTACCCCTTCTTTATGCCTGAGCCTCTGTCCAGGAAATTCTAGCAGCGATATTTGATGCGGTAGCAGCAGAAATGTTTCTTGCTGTGATAAGAAGAACGTCTGGGCCTACTGGGAAGCCAGGATTTAATGTACCCGCCTGCCCATCACCGCTAATAATTGATGTTCCTAGATCTCTTGCTCTTGATAGATCGTATGTAGTAGATGAGTAGTTTGCGCCACCACCATTCTCTGCATAGAAGGCAAACACTCTGTCTCCACCAGTAAATGCTCCTGTAGCAGTTGCTGCTGTTGCATTATATGTTGCGGTGCCGTCAAAATATACAACCTGTGCTAGTGATCCAGATCCTACCGATACAGAATCCCAGTTAGTTGGGAAAGTAAGAGAACCACCAGTAATTGTTTGTGGATTAAGAATTCCTTCAATAAGGAACAGACCTTGAGATGAAACCTCCATGCTGTTGAGGGTCAACTGCATTCGGTTAACAATCTCTCTAATTCCGAAATTCTTTCCAATTCCAGAATCTGCTGATGGGGCAATTCTAATGGCAAGGAGTGGTCTTTGTGCGCCTGCGGCCACGGTCATAAACCTATTCATACCAGCGGTGAAAATAATAGACTTGTCATCATCATAACGACCATCCATGATCACAGATACACCCCAATGGCTTACAACTGGAGCGCAATCGCTGTATACATAACTTACAGAAACCTGACCATTTGCTCCCACTCCACCTAATGATGAATCAGGTGTAAATGTTACGCTAGAAGAAGTTCCACCTAGGGTATATGCTGTAGAAGAGAATGATCCAGCAGGATTAACTCCAGCATATGTCCAGGATGTTCTTCTTGATAGTCCTGATATTGGATATCCGCGAGCAGAAGAATTATATGATCCAATGTTTGTATACCTAATCATTTCACAATTTACATTGTCTTTTACTAGAACCCAGCCACTTGAGGGCCAGTTGACAGCATCTTCAACATAAAAAGTTCCATCTGATGAGCCGAAAGCGCTACCTCTAGCAATTGAGGCTCCTGCTGTTAGTCTGGTGGTTGGACCATAATTAATTGCCTCAAACCTACCTGGGAGGTTTCCAGAACGCATGTATGCAGAAGTATTAACGTTGTTATTTGGCATCTTGTGGCAGTAAACAATGTCTCCATTAGGACCACGGAATCCAAATCTAATATGTCCTGCTCCGTACCATGTGTAGTCGATATAGGCCATCTGCATCTTAGAAAAGTCCATGTTGTACCCAGATGGACCATTTCCATCCATAGTGTCCATATTCCATGCAGATTGAGGAATTCTAAATGTTTGTGTCTTTAGGTATCTACAATTTGTTCTTGTTGCTCCACGATAGGCGGGTGCTACTGTCAGAGATGTGTCAGAAGTAATGCTAGTAATGAGATAACTTTGTCCCTTAATTACTACATATTCTCCTACAACCAACTGATCTAAAAATCTTGTGTTCGTTCCAGAAACTGTGCTTGAGCCATTTGTAACACTTACTCTTCCAAACAGTTCTTTTACAGAATCTCTTCTACACGCATATACTGTTTGACCATCATATTCAAAAAAGAATCCATTCTGATCATCGTATAGACCCGCTCTTACTGAGGAGCCCTTCCAGGATACAGCGGTAACGAATACGTTTGTTCCTCCTGGTGTTGTATCAGTTGGAATAGATGCTGTTGTATAAGTAAATGACTTAGGTCCAGTTACACTACTTACTAAAGCAGTAATATTATACTTATCGCTATCTGCGTTACCAGCAGAAGAAACAACGCCTTCCACCTTAATAGAAGTATCTATCTGTAAATTATGGTCTTGAATAGTGCTTACAGTAACAGTATTTCCGCTAGCAGAAATAGTATCAATATCGAAGGTTGGGGTAAACTTTACGCCAGTAGAATACTGAACACCTTTTCCTGACTGATATCTAAAGTATCTTCTTGTTTGTCTGATCATTTGAGATCCATTTGATGGACCTCCTGTGGTAATTAGAACACCGCCGTCAAGGGCTCTGTGCTGCTGATACCCATCTGGCCTAACGTACAAAAATGCGGTGGCAAAGTTAGTTCCTGAGGAAAGAGTTCCTGTTGGTGCTGCTGCAACGGTAAATGAAAAGGTAGTTGGGGTCGCAACTGTCTGTACAACCCAGTTTCCATTAGGCGGGTTAGTGCTAGCACTTATTCCTCTAACTAAAATAGGAGACCCAGGAACTAGTCCATGTGCTGATGCTGTAGTTACAGTAACAGTTGTCCCAGAATACACCATGGCTGTTGATGATACTGCTAATGGGATTCTTGCACCATCAAAGATGCCTCCTCCATAAATTGTAGTATATGTAGAGTCTTGTACTGATCCATTGACTACTCCAAACGCTGTGTATGTAAACGTAGTTGTTGATCCAACCGTATCTACTAAGAATGTTCCGTCAGTAAATGTACTTGTTGAGTCTTGAACAACTACAACATCTCCAACTGATAGACCATGTGCTGTATTAGTTGTTACTGTAATTGTAGACCGTGGGCTTTGGTTTCCTCCAACAATTGATGCTACATCAAATGTGGTCGCACCAGTAGTGCGGGAATAGAATGATGGATAATTTGAACTTAGGCTAAGGCTCTCCCACTTTGATGGCTGTGGAGAGTACTCAAAATCTGTATCAATTAATGACTGTGGAGTTGAAACTCTGAATTTATCAACAGGATCTCTATATACCTCATCTGGTCTAAAAGTTTCTGCTGGTTCATCTATGAGAAT